CACCACCCAATGGCTTTTTGAAATCCACGGGAAGGCTTTACTTGCTTTTGCCAAGGAAAATGCCGATTTCTTGAAAGAACCGAGTAAAGTTTAGTTTCACCTGTTGAAAGTTTAGTATTTTTTCGGCTATTATATAAAGTGAAAAAGCGTCCGAGGGGGAACCTTCGGCGCTTTTCTTTTGATTTTCAAAGGGGGTGAATACCTTGACACCGAAACAGCGGAAGTTTTGTGATGAATACCTGATCAGCGGCAATGCCACCGATGCGGCAATCAAAGCGGGGTATTCGCCCAAGACCGCAAAGCAGACAGGTTCAGAAAACCTTGCAAAACCTGACTTGAAACAGTACATTGAAGCTGAACTTAACAAACTGCATTCCGCCAAGATCGCTGATGCCCAAGAAGTTCTTGAATACCTTACTTCCGTTATGCGGGGGGAACACACTGAACAGGTGTTGAAGTTGGCCGGTGATGGTATTCAGACCATAGCGGATATTGATGTTTCTGCAAAGGAACGCTTGAAGGCCGCTGAATTGATTGGCAAGCGTTACGCCCTGTTCAGTGACAAGATGGATTTGGGCGGTGCTGTCCCGGTGGTGATCACGGGGGATGATCAGCTTGAAGATTAGCCCCAAGGCAAAGGTGATCCGCCTTCCTGAAGTGGTTGGCAAAGGCTACGCCACTTTCTGGAACTTCAAAGGCCGTTACCGGGTTTGCAAAGGGAGCCGAGCAAGCAAGAAATCCAAAACCACGGCCCTGAATATCATCAAACGGATGATGCAATACCCGGAAGCCAATACCCTTGTGGTTCGTAAAGTGTTCAGAACCTTGAAGGATAGCTGTTTCACGGAATTGAAGTGGGCAATCAACCGGCTTGGGGTTCAGGCTTATTGGGAAGTCAAAGAAAGCCCCCTTGAAATGACCTATATTCCAACCGGTCAGAAGATCTATTTTCGGGGCCTTGATGATCCCTTGAAGGTAACTTCTATCACGGTTGAAATTGGGTATTTGTGTTGGTGCTGGATTGAAGAAGCCTATGAAATCACCAATGAAGATGATTTCAATATGCTGGATGAAAGCATTCGTGGCGCTATCCCGGAAGAAACCGGCCTGTTCAAGCAAATCACCCTGACCTTCAACCCGTGGAATGAAAAGCACTGGATCAGGAAGCGGTTCTTCGGGGAGATCACCGGCAAGGACGGTCAAGGGAACCCCGTTTACAAATTCCATGATAGCTGGATTTCCCCTGATGGTCAGATTTTCGCAACCACCACCAATTACCTGTGTAATGAATGGCTGGATGAAGCTGATCTGAAGGTTTTCCAGACTATGAAGGAAACCAACCCCCGGCGCTATAAAGTGGCTGGCCTTGGTGGTTGGGGCATTGTGGATGGCCTGATTTATGAGAACTGGACAGAAGAAGCCTTCAACCCGGCTGAAATCAGCGCCCGGAAGGGTGTAAAATCTGCCTTCGGCCTTGACTTCGGTTATACCAATGACCCCACGGCCCTGTTCTGTGGGCTGGTGAGCAAAGAAGAAAAAACTATTTGGGTTTTTGATGAACTGTATGAAAAGGCCCTGACTAACCGGGCAATCAGTGACCGGGTAACGGTGATGGGCTATGCCAAAGAGCGGATCAAGGCCGATTGTGCGGAACCCAAGAGCATTGACGAATTGCGGGAAGCTGGCCTTCGGCATATCAGAGCCGCCCGGAAGGGCAAGGACAGCGTGAACAACGGCATTCAGTACATTCAGGATTACAAAATCATTATTCACCCCCGCTGTGTAAATTTCCTGACCGAGATCAGCAACTACACATGGGATGAAGATAAATTCGGGGCCAAGATCAACCGCCCCATTGATGATTTCAACCACCTGATGGACGCTATGCGTTATGCGCTGGAAGATATGCTGGTTGGCCCCGCCTTCAGCTTCGACTAATAACACGATAGTAACAAATTACCCTGAAAACGCTATGTTTTCGGGGTTTTGTCTTTATTGGGTAATAAGAAAGGAACCGTCCATGTTTGAACAGCAATATATTCTGAACAAGATTGAACAATGGGCGGAGCGGCTTCCTTATCAATCTTTGAAGATTGAAGTGGAACTTTCAAATCAAACGCTGACCTTGGAAAAGACCAAACAGCGGCCCATTGGATTCCAAGTCCCCCCCCC